TACCACTGTGGTATCCGAGGGCACGATGACCGTGTCGCCGCCTTCTGTTACCTGATCCCTGCTAGCGTTGTAGACAAGTTGTGGAGAGGGGATACCCATGTCTGTTGACTTGTCTGAGTTCTACGATCGACCATCAAAAAAGTGTGTCGTCGCTAGAAAGATCGAGCAGTTGTCGGTTGAGGATCGTGAAAAGTTTGAGACGGCTATGGCCGAGACCAAGATCACGGCCGCCTCGATCTTCAGGTGGCTATCGAAGCGTGACATCACGGTCAACCGAGACTCGGTGAGATGTCACCGTATACGCGAGTGTGCTTGTCGTGACTGATCTGTCAGAGTTTGATCGTCGACCCACAAAGCCGACCCACCCAAACGGTTGGGAGCCCTCGCTACAGTGGGACGGGTCAAAGGGTCTGATCACCGCTCAACTCGACAACGAGCCTGACGACTCGGTCTGGGCAGAGTTGATCGCAGACTGGGGTCTTGATCCAACCAAGACACAGGTCGTTGACGGGTCTCTACAGATCAGGGCGTGGGACACCACCCGTGACGGTGAGACGATCCGCATGAAGTATTACCGATGCGTCATCAAACCTCGAGAACGGTCGGTCGATCGGGTCGACGTTGACAAGTTGTGTCGAGAGATCAAGACCCGCAAACCAGTCAAGGTCAAAGACACGACGGGTGACTGTGGGTACCTCGTACTGTTCAGTGACTTTCAGTTAGGCAAAGGTGAGGGTGGTGGGTCTGTGGCCACAACCGAGAGGATCCTCAAGGCCATCGACAACTCGGTCGCTCGGTACCGTGATCTGATCAAGTTGGGTCGTCAGATCGACACCGTGTACCTCATCGGTCTTGGCGACCTCGTCGAGTCATGCGACAACTTCTACGCTCAACAAACGTTTCAGGCCGATCTCAGTGATCGTGAGCAAGACGCTCTCGCTCGACGACTGGTGTTGTACGCCATCAACTCGTACGTCGACCTCGGGGTCAAAGTCTTGTCGATGGGAGTCCCGGGTAATCATGGCGAGAACCGTCGAGGGGGCAAGGCCTTTACCGACTGGCGAGACAACCGTGACTACGCCACCTTCGAGACTGTGGCCGAGATCCTCGCCGCCAACCCCGATCGGTACGCCAACGTGTCGATGCCGATCAACGGTCTCAACGACGACGACCTGACGATGACCCTCGACATCTCGGGTGTACCCGTCTCGTTTGCTCATGGTCATCAGTTTCGATCGGGTGCCAACTCACAGGCCAAGATGGAGACGTGGTGGAAGGGTCAGGCACTTGGTCGTACCAACGTGGCCGACGCTCAGTTGTTGTTTGCTGGCCACCTACACCACTTTGTGATCTCAGAGTCGACGGGTCGTACGGTGATCCAAGTTCCCGCGATGGACGGTGGGTCAAAGTGGTTTACCAGCACGTCAGGATCAAGTGCCCCGTCAGGCATGTTGTCGATCGTGATCGGGTCGACGGTCGGTCGTCGAGGTTGGGACGACCTCAAGATCTTGTAGCATCGTGGCCTATGCCGATCCTTATGTACGTCTGTGATCAGTGCGGCTCGATGCTAAAGTTGGCGTCGGGGGCACTTCACTCGCTCCCCTTCAACCGTATGCCGACCCTCGTACTCGAGGCCAGCAAACACAAGTGTTCCAAGAAAGAGTCGTCATGAACAACTACTACAAGAACATCATCAGAACGTTTGTACCCGTCGCTGTGGCCTCGGTCGTGGCGTGGATCACAAAGGCCGAGAAGCACTTGACCCCGACTGAGTTGTCGGTAGTGATCCCCGTCGGGTCGACGCTCTACTACGCCATCATCAGAAACCTTGAGGTTCGCTTCCCTAAGACTTCGTGGTTGCTCGGTGCCCTGCCCGTACGTGTGGGCATCGACCCATCACACCCATCGGTCAAGTGAGACCGGGAGATGTCGGTCTCAGCCACTCGAACGGCCTTATGGGTCGGGCTATCCGCTTTGGCGAGCGTATTCGGTGGGGCGAACGTCCTAGTCACTGGAACCATGCTTTCGTTGTTGACCGAGTCGAAGGCGACAGGGTCTACGTCATACAAGCAGAACCGTCAGGCGTAACCAACGACAAGACGATCGACACGGTCGGTGAGTACGAACTCATCACACCACCGTCAAACGTCAACGTCGACAACATGCTCACGTTTGCTCGATCACAGGTCGGGTCACGTTACGGGTGGTTGTCGATCTTGAGCATCGTGTTTGACATCGCTACGCCCTCATGGTTCTGGTCAGTACGTCGACCACACACTTGGATCTGTAGTGCCCTCGTTGCCGAGTCGCTACGTGCTGGTGGTTGGATCGTTGACTGGGGCGACATCTATTGCGTCACACCCGCTCAGGTCAAACAGTCGTTGTCACACTGATCAACCGGCGATAGAATGATGGGGCAAGGATCCCATCTCCTGCTCGACCCCGTCACCAGACTCCGCACTGGTGGCGGGGTCACTCCCTTTGTAGAGCCCAATGATTACTTGGTGTTTCGACGGTCACGTGTAAATACTTGACATGACCGTTTGACGGTCACTACACTTGACTTTGTCAGGTGAGAAGCCAAGTACCACCGACACAGGAGATGGAAACATGAGCAACACAAACAACACCAAGACCAACCGAGAGATCATCGACAGCATCGACACTGAGTTGGGCTTTACGTCGTGGGGCAACGGCACGTGGTCATCAGACACGTGGTCGATCCAGCGCATCGACTACACCAACGGTCGTCGTGAGTATCAGGTGTTCGACACCGAGTCTGAGTTCTCACGTACGTACGACACCATCGACGAGGCCAAGCAAGCACGTCGTGACTACAAGTTGTCACTGATGGCACTCGAGCCTGAGTTTGACATCGACCTGTACGAAAGCATCGTCAAGTCGGATGCGAGCGTCAACACGGTTGAGAAGTCGTTGAACCGACTGACCAGTGGTTTCGGTTCCGGCTACGGTCGACTGGCCAACACGTACGTCAACTTTGCCCTCACCACTGAGACCGACGAACTCAACGACCACCTGACCGCTCAACTCGATGAGGCCATCAAGGTCTTGTCACAGGCTCAGGCTACGTTGGCCGAGGCTTTGTCACAGGCAGTCAACGCTCGACTGGCGGTGGGCAAGTGATCACGATCTGGCAACGTATGTTTGACACGGTGGCCATACTCGGCCTTGTGATCGGTACCCCGTTAGCAGTCAAGTTCTTTGTGCGCGACATGTGGCGTGACAACTGGGATCACAACCGAGAGGAGACCCATGACTGAGATCATCGACCTCGAGGTGTGTGTTGACTGTGTGATGGCGATCGCCAACGGCGACTACACACAACTCGACTTGAGTGACGACGCCGACAGCATCAAGGTCAAGATCCAGTCGGGTCTGATCTGGTGGGGCAACAACGGGTACAACTTGATCGTCAACGCGGGTGACCAACACTTCTCGACGACACCGTGTGGTGTCTGTCAAACCAGTCTGTCAGGTGACCGATACTCGGTCGCGGCAGTAAGCAAAGCAAACATAGAAAGTGAGCAGTGAGATGGGGCAAGTAGTAGGTGAGTTGGATCAAGAGGTCACGGGCAACGTGATCACTGGGTTCGCTCTATGGAACGAGGAACACACGGCGACGTTGTTGTATTGCCCACCGTGTTTCATCGCAGATCAAGCGTCGTTGTATGACGAGTACGGTCGACACCTCGACGAGTTGATCTACGACGAGAACTGTGACTGGTTAGGCAAAGGTGGCCCAGTAACGATGTGTCACGTGTGTGGTCGGGCGGTCAACTGATGACGCTCAACTTCATGAAACGAGACAACGGTCGGTCAGGGTACGTCGGTACGATCCTCGACGATGGGACCTACATCGTCGGCATCATGTTGACGGTACTCGACGAGTTGTCGATGTACGTCACGGTGGCCAGCAACGGTGAGACAACGCTCATGTGGGACAAACCATACGACTCGATCGAGTCTGCCACCGCAGACTTTGAGGAGTGGGCGATCGACTACGTCAAAGCGAGAGAGGACAGCAACGCATGAACAGCAGTTTGTTTACACTCAAGAACATCGAGACTGGTTACCGTCTCAAGGTGATCCTGAGAAACAGTCGTAAGGCTGGCAAGTCGTACCGCACCATCGCATCAGAACTATCGACCAAAGGTACATCGGTCGGTTACACCGCAGTCCAACAATGGTGTCGAGCCCTCGACATCAACTAACAGGGAGAGAAACAACATGGCATCATTCAACCTCAACGATTACGAAACAGTCGAGACCCGACTGGCTCGCTTCTGGACAGACCACCCACAGGGTCAGGTCATCACCGAGATGATCATCAACCACGACGGTCAGTTCATGTTCAAGGCCACGATCTACCGTAACGACGGATCACTGATCGCTACTGGTTACGCCGAGGAACAAGTCACGACTCGAGGTGTCAACCAAACCAGTGCGGCAGAGAACTGTGAGACGAGTGCGATCGGACGTGCGCTCGCGAACGGATCGTATGCGGCCAAAGCCAAGCGACCTAGTCGTGAGGAGATGGAGAAGGTACAACGGGGTCAAGTGGTCACACCACCCGAGTTGTCACCCAAGCACACGATCGTCAAGGCGGCACTGACTGAGCGGTTTCCAGACGAACCGATGAGTCGCAAGTCGTACATGGAGTCGGTACTCAACCGTGAGGTTCGTGGGTACTCAGACTTGCTACCCGAGGAGATCGACCAGATCATCAACGCACTGGCGGTGCCCAATGAGTGAAATAAGGATCATCGAGTTCTACGTGCCCGAGGTCATGGCAGTCGACCTCACGACACGGGCATCACTTGACGGCCGGTCACAGACCGAGGTCATACGAGAGGCACTACACGCCTACCTGTACGCAGTACCAAACAACCAACCAGAGGGAGACCCCAATGAACAGCAGTAGCAATATCACCGGCAACATCACCCGAGACCCAGAACTCAAGTGGCTCGACGGTGGTACCCCGACCGTACGGTTCACAGTGGCCGTGTCAGAGAAGTGGCGAGACCGCAACGGCAACGACAAAGAGCAGACATCGTTCTTTGACTGTGATGCCATCGGTACGATCGCATCAAACATCGCTGACTCGTTTCGTAAGGGTGACCGAGTCGTCGTGACGGGTAACTTCAAGCAACGGTCTTGGGACACCCCAGAGGGTCAGAAGCGGTCAGTGATCGAACTCAAGGTCGAGTCGTGTGGCCACGACCTACGGTTTGCCACCTCGACCGTCAACCGCAACACGTCGACGGGTGACTACAAGCAGGTGTCGAAGCCTGTGGTCGACGAGGACTTGTTCTAATGGTCACCAAGTCCAAAGACACGTACAGCGTCTTGACCCTCACCATGCTCGACGAGTTGGTCGAGAAGGTGGGTCGAGATCAAGTGATCACCAAAGACGAGGCCGAGAGGATCTTTGGCGGTGACCACGACATCGAGGTCGGTGACCTGACCAAACCACAGTTGTTACAACTGGCCTTGTTTGAGGCCTACGCCATGTTGCTCGATGTCACTCAACAACGACCGACTCAACCAAACCGAGCCACACGTCGAGCAAAGAAGTAATGAACCTCGAGGACTGGCGACGACACGCGGCATGTCGTGGGCAAGACACTGGTCAGTTCTACTCGTATGAGTCTGACGCCAGAGCCCCGATACCGTCGACCCTTGACCAACTGTGTCGAGGGTGTGTCGTCGTCAGTCCCTGCTTGAGCCACGCGGTCACGTATGAGGCATACGGGTGGTGGGCGGGTACCACAGCCAAAGACCGAGACGAGTTACGTCATACACTGGGGATCCGTTTGAGACGGGTCAACGACAAGTCAAACGAGATGGGACTCGATGAGCATCAAGATACAGAACTTAGTGTGGCGGTTGATCCTGCCACCCATGATCAAGTTGGTGGCGATAGCCCTCGCTGATCATGCTCATGACGACGGTACTGAGGCACGACCCAGTCAGGCACTACTCGAGGCCAAGACGGGTCTGAGTAACGCCAGCGTCAGGCGATCACTACGACACCTGCTTGAGATCGGTGTGATCCGACTCGAGAGACGGTCGACTCAACACCACGCCAACGTGTACGCGTTTGATCTCAGGGTGATCACACAGACCACCCTCACGACATCTCAGGGTGATCACACAGTACGTCAGGGTGGTCACACAGTACGCCCAGAGGGATCACACAGATCCCCTAACCATAAGAACCGTCCTATTGAACCAACGACCGTGAACCGTCATGTTGTAATAAGTCCACCTGACGACCTCGAGTCAGAGGCACAACGTCGACGTGAGATCGAGGCCTACGGTCACGTGTTGAGCGATCGTGAACGGATCCGTTTGATCAAGGCTCAACTCAAGGGCATGACGTTTGTACCCGATGGTGACGTATCATGAAGGCATGTCTCAGACCGACTCACCCGACGTTGATCTCCCCGAGGTCATCGACCTACTGTGTCGACTCCAAGAGACGGGGTCGTCGATCTACCTACAACGGGCGATCAACAACCTGACGATCACACCGGCACCTGACGGTGACCTACTCAACTCGGTCGAGACCCACTACGCCGAACTCAAGGCACTGCTTCCCGGATACTGCGACGGGTGTGGTGAGTGGGCACTACGTCGGATCGAGTCGTACTGGGGCGCACACCCACACCTGTGTGGTCTGTGTCGTCAACGAGCGGTGATGATCTTTGACCGTAACGACAAGTGGCCACCGACCACAGTCCCCGATCGACCATGAAGCGATCGCGTCTCAAGCCGATGTCGGCCAAGCGACGATCACAGATCCCCGAGCGTCAAGCGTTACGTGAGCGGGTACTTGAGAGATCGTCACGGTGTGAGGCAAACCTCGACACGATCTGCTCGTACCACGCCACCGACGTACATGAGATCAAGACACGTGCCCGAGGTGGGTCGATCCTCGACGACGACAACTGTGTTGGTCTGTGTCGCAACTGCCATCGGTGGATCACTGATCACCCAGCGTGGGCACTTGAGCATGGGTTCATGGTTCACTCATGGGCGACCGAGGCAGACATGATCGCCGCGCAACGAGCAAGGGTGATGTGGACACGTGGTGTGATGACGGTGAGTGATGATGACCCGTTCTGACAAGTTGTTGTCACTCGAGCAGTTGCGATCACTCGAGACCGAAGCCGAGTTTCAAACACGTGTCGTTACGGTGGCACGTCTTGCTGGTTGGAAGGTCTACGCGATCCCTGACTCACGTCGAGCAACGATCGCTGGTTACCCCGACCTCACGATGTGGCGTGGTACTCGACTGATCTTTGCCGAACTCAAACGAGACAAAGGTCGACTGTCACCAGCACAGGTCGAGGTGCTTGATGACCTACGCAAGATCCCCTGTGCCGAGGTCTACGTATGGCGACCAAACGAGTGGACTGACATACGAAAAGCCTTACAGTGACTGGCGATTAGAGCCCTCAAAAAAACTTGTCGAAAATACTTGTGTTGACCGTACGGCGGTCACTACACTTGACCTTGTCAGGTGAGAAGCCAAGTACCACCGACAGGGAGTAGTGAGATGGCAAAGATTTACACACACAAGTGTCTTACCTGTGGTCAGAAGTTTGGATCGCTCGAGTCGGCACAGACCCACGTCAACAAGCGTCACGCTAACGGTGCTGTGTGGGTCGAGGGCAACAAGTCGTTGTGGGACGAGCGTTCGACTGACGGCCGTTACATGCTGGTCTGTAACACTCACAGCCAAGCGATCAACTTTACGTCGAAGGCCATCGCTCTCGACTGGACACGTACCGTCGACACCCGGGAGTTCTGCGAGTGCTGTGCCAACCCCGACGAGTGGTGCGACGGGTGCGAGACCCACGTCGGCACTTGGCAGATGGAGTTCCACAAGTGCCTCGGCACCACGTCGGTCTTGGTGGGTGCGTGATGGCGAACCGCTACTTCTACAAAGGCCACCACATCGTGCCGGTCATGAACGATGACATCGAGAACGTTGTGGACTACTGGGACATCATTGAGTGTTCGTGCGACGCAAGTGGGTTTGACTGTGACTGCTGGTGGAACGAGTCTGCGCCAACAGAAACGGCGGCGAGTCTCAAGGACGCGAAGTCGATCGCGTCGAAGCGTTGGGAGGAAGGCAGGTTCTTTCGTGCGGTGTGGAAGGTGGTGGCACGATGACCATCGACGACATCATCGCATGTGCCAAGTCACACGGGTCACACTTCTTTGATGCCGACGCACGTCGGTTCTTTCTGTCTCGTATCTCGAGCAAGACGTTTGGCATCGAGGGCAACATCTTTGTGACCAGCGAGAAGCATGAGTACGCAAGCGAGCGTGTGACGATCAACGAGCCTCGTCGGTACACGGTACGAGCCATCGACCCCGAGACTGGCGAGATCGACTCGTTGTCATCGTGGCAACAGTTTGACAACCAGCGTGAGGCGTTTGAGTGGGCACGACGTTACGGTCAGGCGATGTTGGATCAGAGGGCATCATGACCGCGACCTACCGTCTCTACGAGTGTGAGGTCGAGTGGAAGGACGACAACACCACCGCCGACGTGACGATCGGTTGGATCTGGTCTGGTGAGGGATCGGCACTTGACTGTGACGACGACGTGTTCTACTGGCTCGACCATGAGCCCTACACGGGTCAAGATCTTGGTGACTGCTGGGTCACCCGTGTGGGCATACCGATCGAGATGTGGCGGGTCACGTACAACTACGAGTACGTGATCATGGCCTTTGATCAACATGAGGCGGTCACACGATCTGCCGAGTTGTTTGGTCGTGACGTACTCGACGGTCGTCAACCAAAGGTCGAGATGATCGACAAGGCCAAGTTCACCAACGGTGAGTACGAGGTCAGGTTTGTCACCACGATGTACGTCAAGGCCGACTCGCCCGACGAGGCAGAGGAGTTGGCCAACGAGATGTACCCGACCGTCGTCGGATCTCAGGGTGAGCGGTTTCACATCGAGGTGGTCGAGGTATGACCCTCATGATCAAAGACTGGGTGGGCAACGTCTGCTTTGATGGCAAGACGTTTGAGACGTTTGAGGAAGCGTGGGCTCACGTGTACGAGAACGACCCCGAGCCCAGTTACCTCGACCCACGTTGGAAGGATCACTGGTTCGACGATTACTACGTCACTGAGGTCGAGGTCGAGTCATGATCCGTATCGACTACCTCGGAGACGTTGGTGACCCGACACCAGCACCGACGCTGTTCGACTTTACTGAGGTGACCTATGACACGTCTCAGAGCCTGTATGAGCGGTTCTTGGCGTTTCACAAGGCAAACCCATCGGTGTACGCAGAACTCAAGCGTCTGGCCATGATCCTCAAGAGACGTGGTCACACCAAGATCGGCATCGCCATGCTCTACGAGCAGATGCGATGGCAGTGGTACGCCCAGACAACCGATGTGTCTGGGTTCAAGTTGAGCAACAACCATCGGGCGTACTACGCACGACTGCTCATGACACAAGAACCGGAACTCGCCGGTTTCTTTACAACAAGGGAGACATCATCATGATCAAGTCGATCAAACGGCTACTGACCCGTCGTCAGTCAACACCGACCCCGACCGTCAACACGGCGACGATCGAGGTACCGCTACCTCAACCGTTGCGGTTTACGTCGGGTGACGAGATCCGTCAGTACCTGAACGAGCGTACGCTCGACGGGTCGATCCGATCTGGTGTCTCGTTCATGACCAAGACCTACGGTCATTTCGGTCACATCTTCATCACCAGTGAGACGGTGGCCAAGAAGCGTCGGTACACGATCGGTTGGATCCACCCGTACACGGGTGTGGTCGACCACTTGAGCGAGGTACACCAGTACGCAACACTGGCCGACGCTCGTCGACGTGCCAAGTATTGGGACGAGACCGAGGAAGTGGCCGAGTGACGACCCGAGTGATCTGTGACGAGTGTGACTTCTGTATCGACCCACAACATGACGGTGTGGCCAACGCCCACTGTGATCGTTGTGATGAGGTACCAGTGATCACGACCCGTGAGGAGTGGGTCGAGTACGGGATCTCTAAGGGCTACTGCTCACCCACGTACTGTGACACCCACGATGGCACCCCGATGGTCGAACTCGAGTTGGATCAGTTCGACTCAGGTCACGACCCGTGTGTGATCGCCATCAGACTCGGTAACGAGGACGAGTGGCAAGCCGACGCCGAGGCCTTTGGCGACATCAAGTAATGACAAACAACAACAACAAGGACAACAACATGAACTACGAAGTGATCGAACACCTAGACAACATCACCCACGAGCAGTGGCTCGACCTACGATCGACGGGCATCGGGGGATCAGACTGTGCGGCAGTGTTTGGCGAGTCGCCATACACGTCACCACTGACCCTGTGGGCTCAGAAGTCGGGTCGGGTCGAACGAGACGTACCGACCAACGAAGCAATGGAGTGGGGCAACTTGCTCGAGGACGTTGTGGCCAGCAAGTTTGCTCGTGACCACAACAAAGTCGTCGTCAAGTGGCCGGTGATGCTACGGTCACGTCGACTCCCTCACATGCTCGCCAACCTCGACTTTGTGATCATGGCCGACGACTCACACTTTGAGGCGGGCACGATCACCACGTGGAACGAGACGACACCACCACCCGGGATCATCGACTCGATCCTCGAGATCAAGACTGCTGGACTCGTTGGTCGGTACTCGACCCATCAGTGGGACGACGACGGGGTACCCACTGGGTACTGGTATCAGGGTCTCCACTACTCAACCGTGACGGGTATCTCCAGCGTGACGTATGCGGCACTCGTAGCAGGATCAGGTCTGGTCGTACGTGAGCGGTTCTACAACGAGGGTGATCACCTCACCTGTGAGTTGACCGAGGCAGTGTTCTGGACAAACGTCACGTCGGGCACACCACCCGAGGTCGACGGGTCACCATCGACATCAGAAACGATCAGTGAGTTGTACCCGACATCGACCGAGACCACCATCGAGGCCGACGAGTTCATGCTCGAGACGTACAAGACCTACTGTGAGGCAAAGTCAGCACTGACCGAACTCGAGCGTCGGGTCAAGCAGTTGCGGGCACAACTCGAGATGGGCATCGGATCATCAGAGGCAGTGACCTACAACGGTGAGACGTTGTTCACGTACAAGTCGACCAAAGACACCGAGGCGTTTGACGCTAAGTTGTTCAAGACGACTCACCCCGATCTCTACAAAGAGTTCGTCAAGCCCAAGTCGGGCTACCGAGTCATGCGTATGAAGGGAGAACTGTGATGACGTATGTGGCACTCGTCGTGACCATCATCATCGTTGCGTACATCGGCTACAAAGCGTGGAACGTATGACGGTGGCGTTGCTTTGTACGTTGTTGATCTTCATCGCGGTCAGCAACATCATCAACAACAAGTAGTGGTCAAACCCCAGTAATCACTTGGTGTTTGAGAGATACTTGACATGACCGTTTGACGGTCACTACACTAGATCTCGTAGCGACCGAAGCACAGTACGTCGATACAGGGAGAAGTGTGATGGACACAGTTGAGATGAAGCAATACAAGAAGGACTACAACCGAGGTTGGAATACGTCGGCTCGTATGACTGATGGTGCGCTTGACCGAGCCGATGGTCGAGGTGAGGTGACCGCGTGGTTCTCCGGTTACTACGACCACGCATGCGGCCGTGACAAGTGGATCAACCAAGAAGGCATCCACCGCATCACCGGCGTTCAGGTGTTTGACCCAGTCACCGGCCTGAATGTGGGTAACTGATCATGAAGGCAAGCGAGGCAGGTGTCTGGGTCGAGGAAGGTGTGGGTGAGATGTACCCACGTCTCAAGTGGAAGTGGATCGTCGACCGCTCACTGGTGATCGACAAGGTGACGGGTCAGCCAGTCAACTACGAGTTCAGGGCCAGCATCACCGACGACAGCAAGTACCACACCATCATCTGCGCCCGTCACCGTAAGGCGACTCGACGCAAGGATCACAAGAACATGGGCGAGGCTCAGACACAGATCCTCAGGTGGCTCGACCGTAACTTTGAGGTGACGCTGTGATGCTCGGGGTCAACTATGTGTGAGCAGAAGTGGGCGGTCACTCGGATCATCAAGACTCGAGGTAACCTGACCGAGTACGTCACCCGATCTCACGGCCACAGGGTCGTGGTCACTCGGGGGCAAGGGGACAAGCGATGTGTGATCTTGATCAACGGTCGGTTCATGGAGACGACACTCAGTCTGGCCAGAGCCAAGACACGGGCACTCGAGTTGGCCGCCGTTGTCTGATCTGTGGTCAACCGATCGACTGCCCCGAGGTGGCCATCGGTGTGTGGCGACACACCACGACCAAACAGATCAGGTGTCACACCGATCAACCAGACTGTGATCACAGGGTGACCCCATGACGATCGTCGCTGGCATCGTCACACCCACTGGGTGTTACATCGGATCCGACTCGATGTCGAGTGACGGTGATCTCTACACGGTCTCGGCCACACCAAAGATCATGAGGGTCGGTGACACCCTGATCGGGTTTGCTGGATCATGGCGAGCGGGTCAGCAGTTCTTTGATCACGTACGCAAGAACGAGACGATGACCCTCGAGCAGATGGTTGACTTTGAGACGACCGAGACTGACTTCAACCTGCTGGTGATCAAGGATCGTGAGGTCTACGAGGTCTCACAGGATCGGGCACTGATCAAGTCGGTCAAGACTCGAGGTGTGGCCTACGCCGCGATCGGGTCAGGGTCGGCGGTGTGTCTGGGTGCCCTTGCCTACGCCCGACCCAAACTTGACAAGGTGGCACTCAGGCGGGCGTTGACCGTGACCGCTCAACACGTGACGACGGTCTGTGCCCCGATGACGGTCATGTCTGTGCTAGAACAGAGGTAACACAGCACAACACAGGGGAGAGATCATGACACTGTCAGTCCACTCGGTCGCCATCGACTCGGTCACACCACACCCAGAGAACGTACGTCAGGGCGATGTCGGGTCGATCGTCGAGTCGCTCAAGACTCACGGCCAGTACCGACCCATCGTCGTACAGAAGTCGACGGGTCACATCTTGGCTGGTAACCACACGTGGAAGGCCGCCCGACTGCTCAAGTGGCCAGAGATCGCGGTCACCGAGATCGACGTTGACGACGAGCAAGCCTTACGGATCCTGTTGATGGACAACCGAGCCAACGATCTGGCCTCATACGACGAGTCGGGTCTGCTCGACCTGCTCAAGATGTTGGCCGAGTCTGAGGCACAGTTGGCGGGTACTGGTTACACCCTCGAGGATCTCGACGACAAGGCGGCACTGGCGGCACTGACCCTCGACCTCAGTGACGACCCGATCGGTGAACTCCACGATCACCTCGCGGTGGTCAAGATCCGTCTCGACCTTGACAAAGAGACCGCCGACCTATTCCGCGCACAACCGGGACACGACGACGTGGCCAAACTCAAGGGTCTGCTCGGTGTCAGTTGATCTACTGATGTCGTATGCCTACCATGCGACTGCCAAGTTTGACAAGATCCGTGAGGCACTGGGTGCCAACCAGCACCTGATGATCGACTCGGGGGCGTTTACCGTCTTTACCAAAGGCAAGCAGATCGACCGTGAGCAGTACGCCAAGTTCTTGACCCACTGGCGAGGTGCCTACAACTACGCCATGACCCTCGACGTGATCGGTGACCCAGTGGCGACCGAGGCAAACCTACAGTGGTTGCTCGACAAGGGTCTGCCGGTGATCCCCGTTTACACAGCACGTGCCCCGATCAGTGAACTCGAGTCACTGGCCGAGCGGTTTGACTACATCGCCTACGGTGGTCTCGTCGGTGTGCCCAAACCGATCCAGATGCGAGCCCTCAAGGTGGTCACCGACATCGCCGCTCAAGCCAACTGTCGAGTTCACGCTCTCGGTCAAGCGTCGGCACGTACGTTTACCCAGACCCAGACCTACTCGGGCGACTCGTCAAAGGCCTCGACAGCACCAGTCAACAACACGGTGTCGTTGGCCGATCTCTCGACGGGCAAGTTTGTGACGATCAAGATGAACGACCCAAAGACAGCGATCGGTCACGAACGACTGCTCAGGGCGTACGGTCTCAACGTGGCCGACTGCTTCGGCCCTGATCGTTGGCAACGAGACAACCGAAAGAAGATCATGAGGGCTGGGTTCTTGGCCGTTGCTGTCATGGGCGCACTACTCAAGGGTGAGAACGAGAAGCCTGTGGTCTACTCGGCGTTTACGTCAGGTGACCTCGATGCGATCCTCAACGCCGCCCGAGACTGGCGCACCGGCAACCTGCCACCAGCGTTTGATCACGTACTGGCGAGGTCGATGTGAACGTCGATCAGGGTGTGACCTTTGGTCTGTGGCCTGACCAGACCTCGAAGTTGATCTACTGGGATCTCATGCCCGTCATGCTCAACGGTGTCGACACCAGTGGTCGAGTCGGTGATCTTGGTGGGGGCAACGGGATCATCAAGACGTGGGTGCCACAGGCCGTGACGATCGACGTTGACGAGACCAAACAACCAGACATCGTCGACAACATCTTGACCCACGTCGGTGACTACGACCTTGTGATCATCAGATACGTACTTCACTACCTCGATGATCATCAGGTACGGGCACTACTGAGACACCTGTCGCTCAACCACGACGGTCAGATCTTGTTGATCCAGTTTGTCAACGACGACCTCGAGGCCAAGCAAGCCAACTCGGTCAACGAGACCAAGTGGTTTCGACGTGAGGATCATCTTGAGTCACTGATCGCTCACACCCACCTGATCGTTGATCGTAAGTCAGTCGGGTACCGTGTCGGTGCCGACTTCTACCGCAACCGACTTGGTCACCCAAACCCCACGCCACACAACGAGACCGTCGTTGGTTACCTACTCGAGAGGAGACTGCCATGAGAACGTCGATAAGCAAAGAGGTTGAGTTTGACACAGGACACCGAGTACCCGATCACCAGTCAAAGTGTTACAACCCACATGGTCACCGTTATCGTGTCAGGGCGACGTGTGAGGGTCAGGTTGTCAACGAGGCAGGGTCGGCAGACAACGGCATGCTCGTCGACTTCTCAGACCTCAAGCGTTGGTTGACCGAGTACGTACACGATCGGTTTGACCACGCCTTTGTCGTGTACGCCGACGATGTCACGATGCGTCACGCCCTCACCACTGATCCGTTGTGGAACGTGGTGGTCGTCAACTACACACCGACGGCCGAGAACCTTGCTCGAGACATCTTTGTACGACTGGCACCGATCATCGAGTCACACTGGCGTGGCAACATGACCCTGACCAAGATCGAGTTGTGGGAGACCCCGACCAGTGTTGCGGTGGTGGAACGATGACCAGCGATCGTGTGGTGATCCACAACTCACGTCACGTACCGACCCTACGTGTGGCCGAGGTCTTTGGTCCCACGATCCAAGGCGAGGGCAAACACATGGGTCGACAAACTCACTTCATCAGACTGAGCGGTTGTAACTTGTCATGCTCATGGTGTGACACCCCGTACACGTGGGACTGGTCTGGTGTCAACGGCACCAAGTACGACCGTGAGACCGAGTCAAAGATCTACACGGTCGAGGAACTGGTCAACCTGATGGATCAGTCAGACGCAACCAGCGTGGTGATCACAGGTGGTGAGCCACTGGTACAGGCAAAGGCACTGGTCGAGTTGGCCAACGATCTGATCTACATGGGGATCAGTGTCGAGATCGAGACCAACGGCACCCGACCCTGCCCCGACAACATCTCACGATCGGTACAGTGGAACATCAGCCCCAAACTGACGACCAGTGGTAACGCCAACGGGATCAAACCAAAGGCACTGAGGTCGTACCCAGCGTCAGCGATCTACAAGTTTGTGATCACTGATCCGACCGACATCGACGAGATCAACCGACTGGGTCTGGCACCATCACAGGTCTGGTTGATGCCCGAGGGTCGTACTCCGACCGAGATCAACAAGCGAGCCCTCATGGTCGCCAACCTCGCCCTGACACACGGGTACAACTACTCACATCGACTACACGTCACGTTGTGGGGCAACAAGAGAGGACACTGAGATGTTGGAGATCACTGAGACGGGCGTATACGCGTCTCTCGCGGCAGTTGTGGCCGAGGGTCGACGGTTAGCCCAGAGATGGGTCGGCAAGGGTATAACTGACGTTTGCGGCATACCACGTGGCGGTCTGTACCCAGCACTGATCGTGGCCGAGACACTGGGCGTACCAGTCACTGATCAGGTCACCGCTAACACACTGGTCGTCGACGATCTTGTTGACTCGGGTCGTACCGCCGAGTGGTGGGTCAAGAGCCATCACTTTGACGCTCTCTACCGCAAGTCACACTCACCCGCTCACATCGCACCCGAGGCCACTGAGATCGAGGGTTGGATCACGTTCGCTTGGGAGACCAACGAGACGGGACCAGAGG